CCTCACACTATTGTAGTGAACACAGAGCAGGGATTCAAGGCACCCTGCCGCGAAATGAAGTTAGTACGAACTTTGCACACTGTTAGAAGAAAATCCAACCAGCGAAAACCAACCAGTCAACACGAATGTCACTGTCGCTGTAACACCATAACGGAATTGATTGGTGCTAGTGTATGCAGCTTCCAAAGTTGGGTAGAAGTAAAAAGAACTACCACCACGCACAGCGTAACACGTAAAGCCATCGTCGATAGTAACCGCAGTCGACCCTGAAGGTCCCTGATAAACAAGGAGGGTAGAAGTGGTCACATTCGTCCAAGCAGCATTAACAACTGTGGAGTTCGTCACGTCGAACACAACTTTGTAAATGTCTCCGGTAGCAACGCCGCTAATATCTACAGCAACCGTATCTCCAAGGGCATCGCCAGCGATTCCCATATTGAAGGCGGTCGTTCCAGACGTCACAGCCAGAGCACCCACTCCGATAGAAGTATTATACCACTGCCCACGTGCAATTGGTAATATACCAGCTCTCGGGTTCACACACAGTTCTTTAAATGTTATATCATAATCTATAATTACATAGCCCGGTGAACTTGCTGAAGAAGTTCGTGAAAACATAAAAATTGAACCGCATGAATCCTCATTCAGATCCGTATGTACACCGTAATCTGTGAGATTGAAACCGTCGCTCGGAGTGATCGTCAAAGTGTGATTAGTCCATTGAGGACCAATCACAGTATGAGGGTCACTGAGAACATACGGTAAGAAACTATTATTCGTAAAGTCAATCATTGGGCCTCTGCGATCACGTTCATAATAGAACATAACGTCACCAGCTTGGCTAGTAGGTGACGCAGTAATATAATGAACATTGATACGATTAACTTTAAATTTAGAATACATCTGCGTATAGTTTCGGAGGATTGAACTGGGCAATACTGCAGGTGTAAGTGGCATTCCACCGATAAGTGTCCAACCAGTAACAGCCGCGGCAGTGGCAGTAAGGGAAAAAGCAAAATCCCTCCCTATCACGCGACAGCCGTCAACTGATTCAATCACTTGGGCTTTAGCTCCACGAACACTGTTGCCAATCGCAACAGGAGCAGTATTGATACTAGAAACAGGTCCAAAATTAGCAATTTTGTTCCTAGTTGTACCATTTTGTTTGTTTGAATTTCCACGAGGATTATTTTTCTTTTTGTTCTTTTTATTTTTATTTGTTTTAACCATTTTAAAAACACAGAAAAAGCAATATCAACGAGACAACCTATTTTATACACGGCGGCGTCTTCGTTTCTTACGCATAAGGGGTATGTCATGGACGATACTAGTAACATCGAAACCCATCGGGGTGTAGACAGTTGATTCAGAGTTCAGCGAATTTGCAAAATCCAACGACAAAGTTTGAGGTTGGTGGATTTGCGGTTCGGGGTTATAGCACAAACCATCGTCGAACTCAACCGGATCACGCATTATTGGTGTGTCCTGAGAAGCTGGTGTTGCTGGGGAATTCTTTGCCAAGTACTTCCTATTAAATACATAAGTACTAGCCAAAGAATGCCCTAGCAAACCAGCTAACATTCCTCCTAACAATGGTAACATATTATCTTGATACTTTACTAAATAAGCAGCTACTTTCCTCTTACCTTTAAAGTGCTTATTTATTTCAAAAAATTTATCATCGGCAGCAAGTAAATCAAGATAACTGGCAGAACGACAAGTATCCCTGTCGTGAACACGACAAGACTCATCAAAAGAATCAACTGGTACATTCTCAAAATCACAAACGCTACTTTGTAATCGTCCATCTGACCAATACGCCCCACAATTATATGTAGATAAATCCATAACATGCAATATGAATTATTATTTATTAATCCTGTAGGTCCACTGCCATAAATTCAGAAAGCAGTGGATAACTAACACAATGTGTTAGTGTTCTTGCGGAATTCAGACTCTTAGAGAATTCTTCCTCAGCCAACTGGACTGAGTATCCATAACGTTCGTTGAAAAACACCTCGGTATCTATACTAGCCACGTGGAGGCTAGTGGGTAATGATTTATAAATGGCACGAGGGTCGTTGTATTTAGCTACTGAACACTGTAACCTGCTAAGTGCTCTGTCCACATACATTCTAAGCACTGGTATATAATTCATTTCTAATTTCGCTCCGATCAGCATTCCTTTGACCATTTCAGGTTTCAACACCCTAAGGTTAAATCCAAGCTTGGGCAATCTCTTACCAATCTTGGGCCCTAAGACGTACCCACCTTCCACTGGCCAAAACAATGATGAACAGTATTCTACTTCATACCAGTTATAGCGTATTTTCACCTTAGCTTTAAAACCTAACTGTTTGTACATGTCAACTATATAGCTCTGTAAGCGTTTAATCACCCACGGGTTCATCTTGCCACGAATCACCACTAAGCTATCGTCACCATGCACTATTATATAGGCTCTAATTGTTACATCAAATTTGTGTAGTATAAAATCGATCGTATTTCCATTACAATACGTGTTGAAACAAGAGGTCACAGGAATACCACTTGTCATGGTTTTATCAACTGAATATTTAACTCCTTTGGAGCTTCTGCCATATACTTGGTCTAACGCCAGCAAAGCAAAGGAGGCATCACCGTATTCCTCAACACCAGCGTGCTTAGCCCACTCACGGTTAAGCAAGTAGCTACCAGCATTTTGATGTGCGTCATAACGGCTCTGGTCAATTTCGATCAAAGTCACAGGGTCTTCACCAAACTGTGAGCGCCAAGCACCAATTTGCTCAGCCGTCAAACCAGCTGTATAAGTTATGCGATTACCAATATTCCATATCTTATTCAATTGTTTCGACAGCTTAAAAGCAAAAGGGCCCAACGCAGCATTTAGTCTGTGACTATCGCCTTGGATGGCTCGAGGATCAAAATCATTATATTCAGGTCCACTCTTCAACGTGAGTTCCCGCTTCACGAACATTTTCCGAACAAAATCACTTTTATTGAGACGAGTCTCTTGCAAACTACGATAAGCTTCTAATTGATGCAACTTGCGCGCATCAGGAAATCTAGAGTTCCATTCATAGAAATCAAGATCCAAATTTCTATTATCTATACATTCTACGTTAATTAAAACGTGTTTCCTGGCGAATTCGTTAACTTCACCCCACAATTTCATATTGGGTTTAGGTGTTTGCATTAAAGCTCTATTGTTTATAGCTACAACTTCATTGTTCTTTGAAGCATAAGGAACCACAGGTATGTGTTCCTGGAAAGTGAAACAGTTAGCGTAAAATTGCGGCCTCGGTTCAGTCGGTTCTCTGACGACTCCACTAATTGTGGAACCACTTTTACGTTCTTTCAATTGCATGTTTGACTCAACACCTTCTAAACCACGTGGCCACCGGGCACGTGCATCGAAGGGTTCTGAAGCCACACTAACTCTTTCTGCGTTGTACATGTCAACTGTTAAATTAGATCCATTGTTCTTCCGTGTGTACAACAACATTAGTGACAAAATGAAAACTGACGGCCAAACATACCCAGTCGCTAGACACACACCAAACATGCCACACAACCAGTACGAATTTACGACAATAAAATTCAAAATAGCCACTTTATATCTACTTTCCAACGCCAAGACGCTGTTAAGATGATAATACAAATTACGTTGTTTCCTTTCGCATAATTTATTAAATGCTAATATTTCTTTGTCCAGGCTCAACACAAAAGCAGCAGCTGCGCCAAAAGTGACGCAATCAATTCTCATATCATCGGGAATTGACATCTTGTTGGTATCGACAAACTTACGCATAGTATTGATACACAATTGTAAACCAGCTTTATCACGTGCTTTCCCGACCATGCGGTAAGCAACGTGACTGATTAAACTTTTGGGTATCAAAGAAACGCGTATTTTATTATCGAACCAAATAAATGGTCCAAAGCTTTTGATTCTGGCATCTGAAATATTAATGAAATCAAGCATAGGCTTAAATTCAGTTTCATCATTTGAAGAAATTATACCCTTCACTCCTCCTACATGATCGGATCGTGATATCGATTCAACAAGAGTTAAATCGATTTGGGTTTTGGGAACGCTCAGCACAGAAGGCACGAAAGTTAATATCCAAGAATCTCCAACAGGATAACCATTCCAAGCAATTGGGCGGTCGCTATAAGCGTAACCTGACCCCAACCACAACATAGCGGAATGAGAATATCCAGTCAAGTTCCCGTTGACTTTCATGTGTACGTAAGGTTCGTCCCCATTAATGAAAACTTGATATTTGCTCTCAACAAAATCGCCGTTGTCATGGTATTGTCCATAAAGCTCCTCAAATCTATGAACAACGGCTACGAGGCATTTTCGAGTTGATCGATAAACTAAATCAACTATGTCTTCCAAAGGTAGGTAATACAGTGAATGAACAGATAAGTAAACATCAGGTACAATAGTGCAGTCCTGAGCTAGGCTCGTACAGTAATTGGCGCCGTCTTTATATAAGTTATGACGGCAACTGTCGACCCCATCAAGCACTGGATTGCAACTATGCACATGTTTACGCTTATTCACAAAATGTCTATTAGCATTCCCACCGATGTCAGTTACAGAAACTTTACCGAAATTGCGGTAAATATCTCTAAGCGCTAGCTCTTCACAAATTGCTCGCTCAGTAGCACCCATAACATGAGGGTGGTACATCCCGTCACCAAAACTAAAGTTCCAGTCGGGGAAAACGGCTTGCAATTTTGCTAGCTGTTTTTCGGTCACTCTATGTGACCGGACAAACCAATTGTTTTTCAACAATTGTTCATTTTTGGGTTTAAGAAAATTAGGCAAAGGAGGTGGTTGAGGTATCTTATCTCGACTCTTATTAGAGTTTCGCGATTTCTTTGCTCTAAGCTCACCTGTAAGCGGATCACGCCTACCTTTATATGAACTGGAGTCTGAATCGGAGACTTTCCCTTCTGACGTCGCT